GGCATCTGGTGCGACGGTTGCAAGAAAGCCACCCTCAACGCCAATGGTGGGCGTCTGCCGCCGAAGTGGGAAGACGGGAAGCGTAAAGCACTGGAGGAGTTCATTGGTTCTACGGAGAGCCGAGCGAGGCGCAAGGAACAATGAAGCGATACGTTTGCTTCGACGGCATGACGTGGCCCAACCCGAAAGCCAGCGACGACTTGGAGTGGCGGCTGCGATATGCAGCGGAGTCGATAACTCGTGAAGATCAGCTCGTGATGGCTTCCTTCCTTGCCGCCTATAGAGGGTTGATTTCCATGCCAAGCAGGCGCCGGAACCAGCGAGTCGGCCAGATCAGGCGGGCGGTCGTTGCAGAAAGCGCTGCGGTTTCCACGAGCGCCGCACGAGAGGAGAAATAACGTGACGCCCGATCAGATCATCACCGCCATCATCACCGATCTTCGCAACCGCAAGGGCCTAGGAGACGAATGGGACAACATTGACGCCGGCGTTCGCAAAGAGATCGTCGCGGAATGGCGCTCCTACTTCCCTGCCTCCGGTGAAGCTGAGCAGCTACCAGCATTCCCTGCTGGTTGGCAGATCGTGCCCATCAAACCACCGCGCGAGATGCTAGTGGCCTTGGCGGGCTTTCCGCTTATCCTCGCCGCGAGTGATGAGGAGGAGTTGCGCCGCAGGTACGAGGCCATGCTGGCCGAGGCTCCGTCGTGTAGATCACCGGGCGAATCGTGGAAATGAGAAAACGCCACCTAGAACTATTTTCTCGGGGCATCGTGTTCGGTAAGTCATTGATTGCTGCGCTGCTCACGCGAAATCGCAAAAGTCGATTTGCTAAAATGGTGTTTCTCATAGGAGAAACGTCATGGTGAAGTTTAAGAAAAGCATCCGCTCTGCGTACCGGGATTACTTCCTAACGCTCGTTCGCAACGATGGAAGGCGCGAGCAATGGTATCTGCCCCACTCGTACCTGTCAGAGCAGCAGGCCCAAGCCGCAGCCGACGAGAAAAATAAGCACTACAAGCACGGCCAGCTTGTCGTCGAATACGTTGACAGGCCAGAGTCAATCCAATGGTCGGGGACGCTACGGCTGTGATTCGCCGTGCTCTGGATTACACCGCAAAGGAGATATGACATGGGAAAAGGTGACGCATTTTGGACGGCACAGCGGAAAAGGTCTGCGCTGAAAACTGCTGAAGCGAGCGGCGTGGTGGCCGACAGCATGGAGGTGCGGATGGCGCTGATTGAGCGAATGAACAAAGGCGAACTCACGCTGGCCGAAGTACAGGCGGAATTGGCCCGCATCAAGCGAGGTGCAAAGGCTGCTGGTATGACAACCCGCAATCGCGCGTTCAGTGATGGCTAACAAAGAACTGGCAGAGCGGTTGGTGGGTGGGGTCGCTACCCTCCCGGCAGAGAAGAGTTCGGGCTGCCACCACCAACCGCAGAGCCTTCGCCGTCTACAGAACAGGAGCCCCGCATGAGCTTACCCTCCAACTGGCGCGACCTCTGCGCCACCAATTCCATCTCAAAGGAAGACTACCGCCTCGTCATCGAGCACCTTCGCGCCGGCCGCAAAGCCGCTGCGGAACTTTCCGCAATCAAGAAGGCCCAATCCGGTAAGCGCAAGCGCAAGAAAACCCCTGAGGAGCCTGCAAGTGAGTAGCCAAAAGCCCCCATTTCCACAGGTTATCGACTCATCCCTCGTCTCGACCTTTCGCTCATGTGAGTGGAAGTCGTGGCTGGAGTACTTCCTCCACTGGAAGCCCCGCTCCCCCAACATTCATCTCCACGCCGGCAAGTGCTACGCTGCGGGGCTCGAAGCCGCGCGCATCGCCTTCTTCGTCCAGGGGCACTCCCCGGAGCGAGCGCAGGAGCTGGGGCTGGAGGGTCTACGTGGGGAGTGGGGAGACTTCGAGGCCCCCGCCGACTCCGCCAAATCCCTCGATCGAATGCTCGGCGCCCTCAAGTTCTACTTTGAGCGATACCCCCTGCCGAGTGACCTCGCCCGTCCCATCAAGCTCGGCGACAAGCACGCGATCGAGTTCAACTTTGCCGAGCCGCTGAGCGTAGCCCACCCCGAAACTGGCGAGCCCATCATCCTCGCCGGCCGCGCCGACCAGATCGTCAGCTTCGCGGGCGGCACCTACATCGAGGACGACAAGACCACCAGCTCGCTTGGGGCTTCGTGGAGTCGTCAGTGGGATCTCCGCAGTCAGTTCACCCACTACACGTGGGCCGCGCAGAAAATCGGCATCCGCGTCGATGGGGTGCTGGTACGGGGCGTGAGCATCCTCAAGACGAAGTACGACACGCAGGAGACAGTGACCTACCGCCCTCCGTGGATGATCGAGCGGGGGATCGCCCAGCTCGAACGAGACATCCTGCGAATGATCGAAGCGTGGCGCTCCGGCACGTGGAACATGAACCTCGATCACTCCTGCTCGGAGTATGGAGGCTGCACGTTCCGGCAGATATGTTTGGTGCAGGATGGGGAACCTTTCTTGCAAACCTCGTTCCAACGTAGACGGTGGGATCCGATCCATCGGATAGAAACCGTTCTCATCTAGCCCATGAACCAGCACTCCAGCCCCCGCCGCACGCTCCTCGACATCCTCGACCTCGCGCTCTTCCACCTTCGCATGGGAGATTGGCTGGAGGCACAGATGGGACTCTTCCAGTTCCGCGCACGCTACAATGACGTGCCGGAGAGTACCCGCAGGCGATGGAGGTGTGGGAAGTGAGAGCCGATGCGCAGTGGGGCCACATCTACGTGCGCTACCGCGATGAGGACTTCGGGCGCATCCCTCTGCCGGGGCTCTGGGTAGAATCCCTGAACGGAGAGCGCCGGGAGTTCAAGAACCTTGACGCCGCCTTCCGCCACATCCGTAAGCTGCACGACCAACGACTGAAAGGAACCTCGTAATGGCAACTGCTGCAACTGTGAGTGCAGTCCCCACGATCGCACCCGTCTCCCCGCTCTCCGGCGTCAACATCCTCATCGAAGGCCCCACTGGCACCGGGAAGACCACCTCCCTAGCAACCCTCGCCGCCGCGGGTCTCGAAGTCTTCGCCCTCTTCACCGAATCCGGGCTAGAATCCCTGCTCGGCGCCTGGAAAGACCGCGGCAAGGAGATCCCCCCCAATGTCCACTGGCACGTCCTCAAGAAGTCCCCTGCGAACTTCGGCGTCATGGCAGACTCGGCAGAGAAGGTTAACACGCTCGCGCTCGAAGCTCTTGCGAAGATGTCAGACCCCGACCGTTCCAAGCATAACCAGTTTGTCGACCTCCTCCGAGCACTCAATGACTTTGAGGATCACCGTACCGGAGCGCGCTTTGGCCCTGTCGATTCTTGGGGCACTGGGCGTGTTCTCGCACTCGACTCACTCACCGGAATCAACCCCATTGCACTGAGCCTCGTCGTCGGAGCGAAGCCTGTGAAGTCGCAAAGCGACTGGGGCATCGCGCAGGATCTCATCGAGAAGTTGCTGCGCAAACTATGCGATGGGTGTAGGTGCCACTTCGTCCTCACGGCCCACATCGAGCGGGAAGTGGATCAGGTCTTCGGAGGCGTCAAGCTCACGGTGAGTACGCTGGGGAAGGCCCTCGCTCCGAAGATCCCTCCCATGTTCTCGGACGTGGTGTTGAGCTATCGGGAGGGGGCGAAGTTCCTGTGGTCAACGGACAACTCGCAGGCGGATTTGAAGGCTCGGAACCTCCCCATCAAGTCGGGGCTGGAGCAGAATTTCGTGCAGATCGTCGAACGGTGGAAGAGCCGCGGAGGGGTGATGGAATGACCGCCCACGAAGTCCTCGAACGCCTCACCCCCGAGCAACGCTACGACATCGCCGCGATCTGCGTCGAGACGATGGACGTGGAAGCCGTGTGGAACCTCGTTCGCTGCGGCCTCGCCGAAGACGAGCTGCTGGAACTTGGTCTACGAATCAAACAAGGAGTATCGGCATGACGATCTACGAGAAGCGCGTCAGCGACGCCCGCTGCTACACCACCACCACGTACTACCTCTTCGGTCGCAAAGTGCGCCAAGTGAAGGTGTACAAGGGTGGAAAGG